TGATGCCGTTGCGACTACGCTTGCTTTAGCTGATTCGTCCGTGACCACACTGGCATTAGGGGACAGTACAACATGACGACAAGAAACGCGTATGACATCGGGGATCTGGTGCGCTGTACAGGCACATTTGCATCGAGCGGCACGAACGTCAATCCCGATGCGATTATGTTCAAGGTGAAAACCCCGGCTGGAGTGGTCACGACGTATACGTATGGGACAGACGCTGCGCTGGTCAGGGACTCGACCGGCGTCTATCACGTCGATGTGAGCGTGGCCGAGGCGGGCGAATATGTGTACCGCTTCTGGTCTACAGGCACGGGACAGGCGGCGTCGGAAGGGCAGTTTGTTGTCAAGGCAACGTTGTTTTAGGCCATAGGAGGCTAGAGATGTACGCAGGAAATGTTGGGATGCGGGGCGGTGTGGCGGCAAAGCTGATTCGGCGTGAACGTGCGCCGCTGTCGTGGCGGCTGCGCAATATCATGCGTGTGGCGTTTTTGGTGGGTTGGCTGGGCTACCGGCTGGGTCATCTGTACACGCGCCTGTTTGGGGCGCCTGTGCTGCTGGGCAGGCTGGATGCCGTGGTCAAGCGGCGTGACGGCAGCGTGATCGATTACGGCTGCCTGGGCTATCGCGTCGTTACGACTGCGTTTGTCACGTTCGTGGTGGACCAGCTCCAGACCGAGACGTCGGTGTTCGGCGACTTCAAGTATCACGACAGTGGCGTGGGCGTAGTGGCAGAGAACATCACTGACACGGCGATGGGGACGACGGACGGCGAATCGAGAGTCTCTGGCACGCAGACCGAGAGTGCCGCCAACGCCTACCAGAGCGTGGGCACGATTGCCTACACCACGACCAAGGCGATCACAGAGCATGGTCTATTCAACGACGTGAGCGCCGGCACGCTGATGGACCGCACCGTCTTCAGTGCGATCAACGTGGGCAACGGAGACAGCATCCAGTTCACCTACACGCTGACTTGCACGGCCGGCTCGTAATGAGCAGCGCAGTGGGCTGGTGTTTGGTGCCCCTGGCTGTCATCGTGGCCGCATTTGGAGGGCTGCTGCTATGGATGTACAAGACGGTGCCGTAGATCCCGACATGACGCCGCTTGGCATCGCAGCGGCACGGATCACCAAGCTGCGCAACGGGCAGATCTATGCGGCTCACTGCCTGCTGCGCTATCAGAAGCCCATCAGGACGGACGAGGCGGTTGATTTGGTCAAGGCGGGCAGAGTCGTTTTTGTCCGCCGGTGTGATGCACACAGGGTGCTGGATGCCTTGGATGTGCAGGCATGACGGGACCGCCGGCACCGCCCAAGGTTGGTCATGTTGTCGAGGTGTGGTGGTGGAATCACTGGATTCTCGGAGTGTGGGATGGTAGGCAGTGGCGGACGGCAGACGGTTCGCCGCTCGATGGGCCGCTGTACTGGCGCGAACAGTCCCGGCAATAAGCCGCATTATCATCGGGAGAATTTCGCATAGACACAGACACGCAAGCGGGTCATCTCTGTGGCTGGGCATTCGCCCAGCAGGGCAGGGCACTAAATGATTAGTTCCGAATTTACCGATCACGAGGACGATTCGACACTATTCCCGGCAGGCGAGGCGACACCAGGCCAGGCGCAGAGCAGGCGAGCGTATAAGGAGATCCTGTCATCGCTCACGAGTTACGAGTGGTGGCAAGACTACTTGGAGCTTACTGAGCGCGGCTGGGACTGGCGCAAGGCCATCTACATCGCATGGGCATCGTCACCGGCTAAGAGCAGGGTGCCCGCGACGCAGGAAGAACTGGCGACGCGGATCCTCGGGCTGGCCAGTGATCGGGTGATTCGGAAGTGGCGCAAGGACCAGCCCGAGCTGGATGCCGAGATCGCCAACATGCAGGCGGCGCCGCTGCTGCGCCATCGACGTGATGTATTCCAGGCTCTGATCACGTCAGCCACCGACCCTGACCCAAAGAGTCACCCAGACCGCAAGCTGGCACTCGAGCTCATGGGGGACTACAAGCCGCGGCAGGTGCAGGAGATCACGGGCGAGGACGGCGGGCCGATGATGGTCCGCATATACCTGCCGGCGAATGGGCGAGATGGCGATGTCATCCAAGACTCTGACGATTAGACCCCAACCGGGACCACAGGAGCAGGCTCTGGCGAGCCCGGCGGATATTGTCATCTTCGGCGGCGCAGCCGGCGGCGGGAAATCATGGGCTTTGCTGCTGGAGCCGCTGCGCCATGTCGAGAATCCGCAGTTCTCCTGCGTGCTATTTCGTCGCACCTACCCGCAGGTCACCAACCCCGGCGGCATGTGGGATGAAAGCATGAAACTCTATCCCATGGTAGGGGCCACGCCCCGCCAAAGCGATCTCGCCTGGCGCTTCCCATCCGGCGCCGTGGTGCGCTTTGCCCACCTGCAGCACGAGAATAGCCGGCTTGACTGGCAGGGTGCACAGGTTGCGCTCCTGGGCTTTGACGAGCTGACCCATTTCACCCGTGACCAGTTCTTTTACATGCTCAGCCGCAATCGCTCACTGAGCGGTGTCAGGCCTTACGTGCGGGCCACCTGCAACCCCGTACCAGACGACGATCCTGTTGGCGGCTGGATACATGAGTTTATTGGCTGGTACATCGGCGACGATGGCTATGCCATCTCTGATCGTTCAGGCGTTATGCGCTGGTTCGTTAATATCAATGACACGCTGCACTGGGCTGATACGCGGGAGGAGCTGGCCGCACGATTCCCCGAGACGACACCCAAGACGTTTACCTTCATCAAGAGCAGCCTCTACGACAACCAGATCCTGATGCGTGAGGACCCTGGCTATCTCGCCAACCTGCAGGCGCTGCCGCTCGTCGATCGTGAGCGGCTGCTCGGTGGCAACTGGAAGATCAAGCCGGCGGCCGGCAAAGTCTTCAATCGAGGATGGTTCGAGGTGGTCGACGCAGCGCCGGCCGGCGGCCGCACGATCCGCTTTTGGGACCTGGCTGCGACCGAGAAGACTGTGGCCAAGCCTGACCCAGACTATACGGCCGGCGTGAAGATGCGTCGTGTGGGCGACGTCTATTACATCCTCGACGCTATAGCCGTGCAGGAATCCCCAGGCCGTGTCGACACGCTCATCAAGAACACGGCGGCTCAGGATGGCGTAGAGGTGACAGTGCGGTTTGAGCGTGAGGGCGGGGCCTCGGGCGTGCGCGATGCCCGCAACACCGTCACCATGATGGCCGGCTACGACGTGCGGGCAGTGTCGCCACAGGGTGACAAGGTAACGCGGGCCAAGGGGCTGGCAGCACAGGCCGAGGCGGGCAACATCAAACTCGTGCGCGGGCCCTGGAACGATCGCTACTTGCGCACGCTGCATGCCTTCCCTGACGGCCCACACGATGACGAGGTAGACGCCAGTAGTGGCGCATTCAATGACCTGGTGCGCGAAGTGCGCCAGCCTACGACACAAAGAGGGTAAGACAATGGCAGCAACAAGCGACCTACAGTGCGCGGTAACGGCACTCACAGCTAAGCAGCGCAGATACAGCGCACTCTATGCGTACTACGACGGCACCCAGCCGCTGGTCTACTCTTCAGCCAAGCTCAAGGAGATCTTCTCGGGGCTCGACGCACGCTTTACGCAGAACTGGTGCGCCGTGGTCGTCGACAGCGTGCTCGACAGGTTGGAACTGCGCGACCTGGTTGTCAGTGACGACGATGCAACGACGACACTCCTGCGCAGCCTGCGTGAGCAGTCGGGGCTGGTGGATGACGAATACAGCATCCATGAGGACGTGTGCGTGACTGGCGAGGCGTTCGTGTTGGCCTGGCCTGATGATGCCGGCGTGATCCAGGCCTTCCAGAATGACGCCCGTTTGTGCCATGTCGAGTACGACGGCGACAACCCGCGCCAAATGCGCTTTGCTGCTAAGTGGTGGCCGGAGGGCGACTCGGTTAGGTTGACCATGTACTACCCTGACCGCATGGAATACTGGGCCACTAAGCGTGCCATGAAGACCAGCGAGACGCCGGATGCCCGCGCTTTTGAACCATGGGGAGACGAGCCGGTCATGGTCAACCCCTACGGGCAGATCCCAGTGTTCCACTTTCGCAGCAACAAGCGCAAGCCGCAGTCGCAGCTCGTCAACGTGATCGAAGTGCAGGACATGGTAAACAAGCTGATCGCCGACATGATGGTGGCCGCAGAGTTCGGGGCCTTTCGTCAGCGGTACGTGATCAGCCAGGCGGGGATCGTCAACCTGCAGAACAACCCCAACGCAATCTGGGACCTGGTAGCGGCTGACAAGGACTCGCAGCCGACGCAGGTAGGCGAGTTCCAGCCGACTGACCTCGCCAACTATCTGGGCGCCATCAATAACTTCACATCGACGATCGGCATTATCACGCGCACGCCCAAGCATTACTTCTACAGCCAGGGCGGCGACCCTTCTGGCGAGGCCTTGATAGCGATGGAGGCGCCGCTCAACCACAAGGTGGAACGGCTGCAAGGGGCGCTTGAGCCGACGTGGCGTGACCTGGCTGCGTTCCTGCTCATGTTGGCCGGCCAGCCTGTGCCGAGTCAAGCCGTATGGGCCAACTACGAGGAGCCAGAGACAGTGCAGCCGTACACGTCAGCCCAAATTTTGGAATTGAATGTACGCGCTGGGATTCCGCTGGCAACTGCATTACGCGACATGGGTTGGGACGAAGAGGATCTGGCCCAACTTGACGCCGACAAGGAAGCCGAGCGGGTGCAGCAGGCCAGTTATGCCGATGCGGTGCTCAACCAGGCGCAACGCCAGTTCGATGCCGGGCAGCAGTTGTAACATGAGCTTATACGCTGGCACGACAACATTCGTCTATCAGGCGTGCGGTAAATCGTTCTACAGTCTAGGCGCCGCACAAGCCGAGCTGTCGCGTGCACTTGGCTACACGGTGACGGATGTCGACACCTACGATGTGACGACGATGGAGGACGGCGCAAACGGGCATGAGGTGTACATGGTCATCCCCAACCCGCTTCTGACACCTGACGACACGCAAGAGGTTGACGTCGTTCCTTCCGCACGTAATTGACATTATTACTAGGACTATAGACCAATGCCGCCAGCCGTAGTCGATGCGATCAACAGCCACCGTGCAGCCCTGCTCGCCAGCGAGGATGCGGCCATGCGTGCGCAGGCGCAGGCCTGGCTGCAGGTAGAGCAGTCACTCCAGGCACAGGTGGATGCGCTTGCCCTGGAGCTTGCCAACACATCGACGCCAACCATGGGCATGTTGCAGCGTTCGCGCAGATACCGTGCCCTGATGGAGCAGACCCGCGACGAGCTGCGCAAGTATGAGGCGTTCATGGAGCCTCGCATCCGCAGCGGGCAAGAGGACATGATCACGCTCGCCCTGCAGCACAGCCGGCAGGCCGTCAATGCGGTGGCCACCGAAGCGCAGATGGTGGTGCAGTTTGACCGCCTGCCGGTGTCAGCTGTCGAGAACATGGTGGGGCTGGCCGGCGACGGCTCACCACTGCGTGCGGTGCTCAACGATGCCGCACGGGTGGGGCCGGATGCCATGGCGCAGGAGCTCGTCAACGGCATAGCACTGGGCCGCAACCCGGTAGCCGTGGCTAGGCGTGCCATACGGCTGGGCCTCGGGCAGTCTTTTACGAGGATGCAGACCGTGGCGCGCACTGAGCAGCTACGTGTGTACCGGGAGACAACGCTACAAAGCTATGGCGCCAGCAACGTGGTCATCGGCTACAAGCGTCTGTCAGCCCGTGACGATAGGGTGTGCCCTGCCTGCCTGATGGCTGACGGCCAGCAGTACCCCATAGGCCATGGCTTTGACGAGCATCCTAACGGAAGATGCGCGCTTATCCCGGTGCTGGCCAACGTGACCCCTGTGCGCTTTCAGACCGGGCAGGAGTGGTTCACCCAGCAGCCCGAGGCGACGCAGCGGCGCATACTGGGCGCCGGCCGCTATGAGGCGTGGCGGGATGGGCGGGCGAGCCTGGATGATATGGTGACCAGGATCGACAACCCGACGTGGGGCGGCAGCCTGCATCCAACGCGCGTGCGTGATTTAGGCGTAAGATAGTGGTAGGATTAAAACATGAGCAAGACTCTTGATTGGTATTTGCCCCGTTTGGTTGCAGACCTGGACCGCGCTCCGTGGGGTGCACGTTTGATTTGGGAGGGAGTAAGTATGGCGGAACGTAAGCGCAAGCCGCAATTAGTCAGTGAGTCGAACGACTTAGCAATCGGCACAGTGCATGTGTTGCTGCACAAGTGTTCAACGTGTGGACGTTGGATGCTCAATAAGTCTGCCGAACGCGCCAACAACGTATTTGCTACCGAACACTTTGAACTATTGAAGGAATACTTAGACCTTGCCAACTGGCGTCTAATGTCAGACGTTACGGCTCGCAACGGTGTTGAAATCTGCGAACAATGCGCCAGCGAGGATAAGGGTTCGTTCGACTGCGCCCTGTGTGGTGAGGTACGCGAAAGTAGTCAAAAAGTTCGATCCGTTGGCGACCCGCCCGAATTTCTTTGCATGGTTTGCTACGAAACGAAACCGGCCAAAGTGTGGGAGGAGAAGTACAAAGAACTATTGGAGGCGCATCGCTACGACTATGAATGACGAGAACAGTCCCGTAGATAACCCTACTTA